TTGATGATCGTGTCCAGGTCATCCGCAGACCACTTCTTTGTGTCCGGGTCACGCAGGAACATCTGCACCCTGGCCCTAAGCGTCGAGAGCGTTACAGTCGCCATGGCTAGTTGCCTAGATTCTTATACCCAGCGGCGCTGACATAGCCAGCACTGAAGATGATGGCTGCCGTCTCAGGCCGGAACAGGCCATACTCATGCACGCTGTCCCAGGTGACGCGGTACATGGCCTCGCGGTCGTCGATGGCCGGAGGGAACATGACCTTGGGCGGTTGAGCAAAGCCTCCAACCACGGCACCAGGAGCAGCCATGACCACACAGGCATGGATATGCAGGCCCTTAGTCACGTAGGCGTAGACACCCCCGCCTAGATCAGTGTCATAGTCCTGCTGAATGGGCCGGTCGAAGACAAGCCGATTGTTGGACGTGTCCACTTCCACGATTCGGCGGTCCACCTTGGTACCGTCTGTAGGCAGCGGCGCGAACTGGACGGTATAGGGCTGTGTTGAAGCGTCGCTGCGCAGAGTGTGAATCGAGACGACATCCCCAACCTCAAAGTCGGTGATGCTGCCGCGATAGAAGGTGCCAAGCTGGATGTAGCGCGTAGGCCCGCTCTGCTGACCCACCTTATAGGCCCCCAGTACCGTGCTGCTCGAAGGATCAGGAGCACCATCGCCAGCGCTGATCTCGGAGCTTACCGTGGCCTGTGCTGTGATCGTGCCGCAGTTGTACAGGGTGTTGATCTTGTGCGACACATAGCGCACGCCCTTATAGGCTCCCATCTCGTAGCGCAACAGGGATCGAGCCCCGATCTCGCTGTACTGGGCGCGGGTGGCTCACACCATTCGGGTTGTTGGGGTCAAGGACATCGTTGTACTGGAACTCCAGGCTGATGTCCATAGCGATCCCGGGATCGAACAGATCGGAAGCGCCAATGTCCCCGAAGCCTGTCCCGCCGCCGATGAAGTAGCGGACAGGCAGGCTCAGGAAGGCATTCCTGATCTGCTTTTCCATGTGGTCCACAATAGCGTCGCTCATCAGCGTGCGACATAGTGGAGCCAGAGTGCCGGCCTGACGGCCAGACGACCGGAAGAAAGTCACGAGCTCGTCATACTTATGTAGGCTACGATCACCGATAGCAGTGATGTCAGGCTCCAGGTTCCACAAGCCGGTCCAGATGATCTTCTTGGTGCGCACTGCACCAAAGTCTACTTTGATGGGCACCATCTGACTGTAGCGGCTGGTCTGCCGGAAGGCGCGCTGCAACTCCGGCACGTACCAGTCCCGCTCCTTGATGTCGATGGCACTCCATGGTTCGACGCCATAGTAGCTATCGAAGTCTCCGACTGCCATTTCAAAGTCCTCCTATTGATTAGGGGGACGACTTCAGACGACCCTCTATGATCCCTACTCGGGCCAGAAGCTGATTGACAGAGCCAGCGATGTCGTTCAGATCCTGCCACGGCTTGGTCTGGCCGGGCAATTCCCAACCCACCTTCTCCTGCAACTCATAGTAGCGTTGCTGGACCTTGGCCTGCTCAGCTTCAGACAGCTTCTCAAAGCCCTCAGAGCCGTAAAACTCCTTGAGATGCAGGTACTCATCCATCAGGTCCTGCTCAGTCTTCTGAACAGGTGCGCCCTGAGAGACACCAGGAGTCCAGCCAGCAGCTAGCTGTTGAGCAGTCTGCTGCTGTGCTCCCTGCTTCACGGACCATCATCGTTGAGCTTCACGCCCACTGATGGGATATTCTCGGCCAGAGCCAGCAAGGGCAACCCAGCACCTGGCTTGCCCGGCTGGGTGTACTCAGCCAGCAACATCATCTTGTAGCGGTCATTCTCAGCCTGCACAAGGCGGTCATAGAGAACGTCAGAAACGTCGTCCTTGGCACTACCTGCTCCTCAAGCTGCAACAACCTCTTCTCCAATTTCTCGAAGCCCTTGGTAAGCTGCTCCTGCGCTTTCAACTGCGCCTCAAACTGCTGGCGTTCCTGCTGATAGCGCCGGTCCAGCCCCTTGTATCGGGCTTCCCAATCTACCTCTTGACCCTTGCTGTCCTGCGAACCCTTGCTCAAAGGGCTCGGGGGCAGCTTCACGCTGTCCGGGCCAGCGGCTGCTGCGGCACTCTGCTGCGGCATGGTCTCCTGACCCTCGCCGGGCTCCGCGCCGGGCTGCACTGACTGCGAACTGTCGGTTCCCATTTCATACCTCCTATAGGTCTATTGTCGTGCGAATAGCCGCACATTAAAAGAAAAGCCTATCGTTTCCTATCGGCCTCCCGGGCCTTCTTCACCGCGTTGAGTCAAGTGCTGTCCTTATGAGCACTGGCCCATCGCGCTGCCCGGTTCAAAACAGAACTGGCCGACACACCCTTGCCATGATGCCTGAGCTTCACGGCTGACATGCACGATTTGTGATCAAAGATCGGATACTTGCCACCCTTACTGCCATATTTCTTTCTGGCAGATTGTGTCACAGTCCCCTTCCTTGTTCTGTTGCCCATGTCCGTACCCCCGCTAGCTGCTATGCTCCCAACCTGCACGCACCCGTGGCTATTGGTTCACCACCTAGACTAGGCGACGCAGCCCGATGATGCTGAATACAACATCTGCCGTAACGGCCTTGCTCAGAATCAGCCTTACGCGCCGGGCACCCGCTGCGTGTGCCAGTAGAAATACCAGTGTGCCACTCTCCGGCAACGCTCCCTTAGACCACTTGGTAGAAGGGTTATCTTGCTCATAGAGGTCGCACACGACATCGCTGCCCGCGAATCCTACCTGGGCTGTCATGCTTGTCGTGGCCGCGATGCCTGCGCAGTCATCACACTTGACCAAGACTGCTTGGTAATTGCCGCCTAACTCTGCTGGCTCCACGGATGATCCAGTAGCCCCTGCTGGCACCGTAAATGTCACGGGGGCTGAAATCTCAGCAGATACCTTCAGACCAGTAGAGAACCTGTAGCCACTACTCATGCTGTTTCCCCTCCATCCGCTCCATGGCCCGAGCGGTCTCCTTGGTCAAGAGAACAAGCTCCTGCAAGACCCGCGTCTGAGTGTCAATATTGTCTGCCAACTTGCTCAAAGCGTTCTCCAATGAACTTCTGACATACCACACAAATACCCCATCCGAGTTTCTAACATCATGCCATCTGTGGAGGTCGGCTATTCTGTCGTGGGTCTCCTTGATCATTGCTGCTGTGCCATTCCCTGGTTTACCTTTCTGCCCCGGTACCATGGGCCTGAAGAGAGGGATAATTTGCTCAAAGACGAGCTTCAAGATCAAGTAGGCTGCCGCCAGCCCCACGCCCAGTTGAACAACAACACTATCGGTAAGACCCTCCATCACTCTTGCTCCTGACTGGTTTCTGGCCCTGTGGTTGCCTGGCAGGCTGACGTGACTTGGGTTCGATCTCGGTCCCCGCTACTTCTGGCAAGGGAGCAGAGGGTTCCTCAGTATTCTCGGCTGGCGACACTCGCAACGCACGGCCCGCTCTGGCTGCATCAATCTGCCCTAACCAGGCAAGCCAAATAGCCAGTCTCGCATACTCCTGGTCTATATCATCAACATCACCCAGTCGCTTCAACCACTCTTGCGGTGAGACTGCGTTGGCCGTTGCTAATCTCACCACCTCATCTATCACTTCCAGCCGGTCTCTAGGCAGCACCGGCTTGTACTCTACTGACTGCCGCAAGTGAAAGAAACCAGGCTGGGGTACATGGAAACCCAGGACCCCGGCAAGCTCCTGATTGTTGTACCAAATAACAGACGCTATCTCATTTATGCCACCCGGCTGAGCAATCGCCGTAGTCCAGTGGCTCCTTTCCCAATCTACAATGGTTGTGGTAGGCAAAAGCTCCATAGCAACGGCAAAGCCGCTCCTGGCATTGTTCACGGCGCCACGTGCTGCTGGCGTGAGTCCGGTGAGCATCTCAGAGTAGGACAGCAAAGAGTCCAGGAACTCAGGAGTCTGGGCAGGCACCTCCGGCCTGGGGAACTCATGGACCTTCGGCGGTGTCCTGCCAGAGGGTGTCTCACCCAGAAACAGAGCACCGTGTGTGGGGATAAGGATAACGTTCGTGCCCCCATCAGAGCGCAGCATAGCCTTGCGGTGATAGTCAGAAATGCCAAAGGCTGGATGGGTACCGCCGGTCAGGGCATCGCCCACATCAGCCAGGGTTTTGTTCAGCTCGGACTGTATGCCGTCCAGATGATAGGCCAGGCTGTCGCCAAAGAAGCCCGCTGTCCTGAGCCGGGGCACATACACGAACGGGATAATACCCACGCCTGTCCTGGGATGGATGAAAGGATTCTTACCAGCCTGGGGCAACATAGTGCCATCTGGCATCCTTATCTTGGCCGTAATACCGTTCTCGTCTGGTCCGAACTGCCCCTTGCCGACCACGACGGAGTACCGCGACCGATCCCAATACTCCTCAACATTGACGCTGGACCCGGATACTTTGTCCAACTCACTGACAGGCACGTTATAGTTGTAAACCGCTACGTCCCGACTGACGGAGAACTTTACACGAACAGCAATAAGCTCTTCAAAGTTGAGTGGATTCCAGATAGGGTAGAAATGCTCGGGCTGGATGAACTGAAGCTGGAGGCCCATGACACTAAGAGGAGAGACGGGGTTCCAGGCTACCTTGAGGGCACAGCCACCAGCCCACTGCTGTGTAACACCGCACATGCGGAGGATGTGGAACCAGTAAGACCACAGTGCATTCAGCCGCTCCGCCATGAGGCCAGACTCAGCAGTCATGGCCTTGTTAGGTCCCTTGGGGTCCACCCGCAAGGTGAATAGCTCATCAGCCTCGGCTTTCGTGGTGCCCCGTCCCCATAGCAAGCCAGCATAGAGGCGACAATAGGAGCCCACGAGATTCATGCGCACGGGCCAGCGGTATTCCTCCTGGTCGCTCTTTGTGGCCGGATCGACACCAACCGAGATCTTCTCCTCAAGAGCACGTCCATCAAAGAGAGAACGCCAGCGAGGATAACGCTCCATGTACCAGTCCAACTCAGGCTGGCGCCCACTTTCATGGTCCGCCTTGCCGCCCCTCGTGTCCGCGTATTCCGATTGTCTCATGCGCCTGAAACCAGGTATCTTCATCCACCCGCCACAAAAGAAAAGAGCCCGGAAGCATTGGCTCCCAGGCTCTAGCTCTGAATCTGATAAGATCAGGGATTTGGCTCTTAGGCTCTGTCAGTTGCCCTTCTGAGAAGTTCTACTAACTCCTCCAATGTGACTATGATCTTCTCCTTGGTCCACTTCCATTGTAGCTCGATGGAGAAATCACCGTATGCTGCACAGACTACCTGCCGTAACCTTCCATCAGTGAGCACGATGTAACCGGTCTCAGGCTCATAGTCCAGGTAGGGCGTGCAAGTAGTGATGTCACTATTTCTATTTTCCATTTTAGCAAAGACACATCCTAATGTCAAGGGGTTTTACGCAAGTTGCGCACTTCCCGTTGCCGTAATCGTGTCTCTCTATGATGAAAGATGTTGGGATCGTCGGGTACCAGGTCTGTGGCAACCCATGTGACAAAGCTGTCCCCATAACGGCCGCGCAGAACCTCTATCCGCTGCCTGATCCACGCCTGCCACACCTCATCTACAAAACCTTCTGGCAGGTGGTTCCTGGCCCACACGTACAGCCTGATCCAGAACCTATCTCGGAGCCCGTACTTCCCTCCTGACACGTCGCACCTCCCTCGATGTGCTTACTATCGTGATCTCCTCATCCTCTAGCTTCCTGGCTGGCTCAAAGCGCTCACTCACGAACGGATAGACCATGTGAGCCAGGGCTAGAAAGGCAATCACGCTATCCTGGGGCTCATGCTTCTTCATGTCCAGCCGATACTCGGAGAGCTCATTGCTCAGTATCTCGCAGTCAGGACACCACCACATATCTGCCCGGACCATGCGCTGCGCCTCCAGAACAAGCTGAGCCTTCATGTTATTCATGTTCAAGGGCGTGATGTACAGGTCGTCGGGCCAGACCACTTCATGCACGTTCTTCTGGGTGCCGCCTGCCTCAGCAGCAAAGAGCCCTTCCAGAATCGGATAGGTGTCCCGGATCGTGGTCGCTGCCTGCACCCAGGGCTCGATGCTGCCATGCTTGCCACGAAGGTTGCCACCCCACAAACAGACTATCTCGAATGGAGGTCCCTTGTCTATCCGGGCCACCATGAGCCACCACTTGTTGCGGCCCGGTAGGATGCCAGTGCCAGGATCGCCACCAGCAGCATAGACACCACTGGGCTCTGGCGGCTTCAGGTAACAGTAAAGGCCAATATCCTCATGCTGCTGGTAGCGCCAGCCCTGTAGCCCTGCCGACACAGCCTTGATAGCCACCTCGTTGAGTTTGCCATCGAAGAAGGTCTCCAGGTAGGGGAAAACGTCACCGGAAGCCATGGGACGTTCAGCATCCATCTCGACCCGCATCTCGTGCTCTCGGCCCTTGTACTGTGCGATCTGGAGCTCAAGCTGGGAGCGGCGCACATACCTGTTCTGGCGCACGCTCCATCGTGAACTCCACCGTTGCTCAGGATGCCGCAGCCCATACTCCCACCGCTTCCACCATACTGCTGACTTGGGAGCATTCCCGATGATAGTCAGCGTAGTGAACTTGGCAATGCCCTCGCGCTGCACCCACTGCTCCAACTGCTCTTCCATCTCCTCTGCCTCAAGAGGATTGTCACAGTATTCCAGAGCTTCAATCCGTGCCTCATACTCTTCTCGCAGATGGGAGTATCTGTTCAGCATGTACTCACAGGGACCGCGCAGACGGCCAGTGAGGATTGCCACGTACCAGTCTGTTGGATAGGGCCTCATGGCCTCATCAGCGACAGCCAGGGCATAGGTAGGACCACGCAGAAGCTCCATGACATTGACACCGATCGAGCGCATGTGCAGAAACCCGCCAGGGTCATAGCTGTCCCAGGGCTTGATCTCAATGTCGGGGTGTGGATGGGAGCGCTTGTCCTTGAGGAAGATGCGGCAGAAGTTGCCCTGACTACCCTTCAGTAGCACCTCGTCCCAGGCCAGCTTCGCTTGAGGCAGGGTGGGCGCTACCCAGACCAGATTGTGCCCCGGCCATAGCACCACCCGCGACGCATGGCTGACAGCGCAGGCCCCAGTCTTGCCAGCACCGGCGCCGCCCATGATCTGCCGGTCCCTGATAGGGCAGTAGTGCAGCTCAGCCTGGTACAGTTGGAACGTGTAGTTGAACATGTAGCGGGTAAACACAGAGATGACTGGCTTGGGATAGCCAGAATCCCACTCCCACTGTGCAGCTAGCCTCTGCACCGCCTTGCTGCCCCATTCCTCCACATTGTGCGTTGTGGGGATATGCCTGGGCCACTCCGTACCGTACCTATCCCAGCCATAACGGACGAACTGCTCTGCTTCCCTGACAATCTCGATCAGGGTTTGCTCAGCCGGGTCAAGCTCGATGTAGGGTGAGCCTTGCTGTTTCTTGCGCGCCACCTAAGACCTCCACCCTCTCACGAGGCCCTCAACCGTCATGGTATGGGTGCTATCCTTGAGACCACAAAGGGTTGCAATTAGGGTCCTGTTGTACTCAGCATCTGGATCGTGCCAGTCCCGCACCTGGTGAGATTGGTGTACGATCCGCACCATGCTGGTGATGTCTACCACGGCCGCGCCTCGCTGCAAGGCGGTGCCGATCAGAGCATTGTCCCAGGTGTAGTGCCCAATGGCAAACGGCTGCACTCTTGGGAAAACGTCACCAGACCAGGCGAAAAGGTCGATGGCACACTCAGGCATAAGTGAGCCCTGCTCCTCTACCTTGGTCCACAGGTCATCACGCCAGCCAGTGCGGAAGTCCAGGTAGTCCAGGACCTGCACGTTGTAGCGCCGGGCCACCATGAGGCACTTGGTGTAGCGATTCTCCTGATCTGGAAAGTGAGCAGCAGCCTCTTCGAGTACAGGCACAAGATCATCCAGCAGGATAATGTCAGCATTGATGTAGCACGGTATCGCATCTTCGGGAGCTATCTCCCTGACCCTGGCAAACATGCCTGAGATCAGGGGGACACCCTTTTCAGAACGTTCTGTGATAGGTTCGATCTGAAAGTCCAACTGGCGGCCCAGGCGGAGCACCTCATGGCCCTCATGCTCCTCATCGGCAAAGAGCAGGATGGACTCAGGCTGTGTGTCCATGAGCCGCCAGCTTGTCAGAGCATTGGTCTGGATGAGCCGGTACAGGCCCTCAAAGGGCCTGGCTGTTGTGAATAGTAACACCATTAGGTGGCTCCGGTAGAGGCATGAAAGACACTTCAAGCTCAAGATGGGCCGCTGGGCCATCGCAGGACAGGTCAGGATTAGTCCGCAAGCAGTCCTTCTTGATATGTATGCCAAAGGAACTCCCTAGTTGCTCCATGACCTTAGCCAGATACAGACCAAGCTCCTGATAAGCCAGCCGGCGTGCATACTCCGGGGTGGGCCTGAATCTGTGCCTCTTATGCTCGGGCCAGAATTGGTAGAGTGGAATCCTGATCGTGACAGTGCCCGGTGTATCAGAGCTAACTTCGGGCCTCACATCCTCATCGTAGGGACACCACCAGTCTGGCATGTTAAGGTTGCTCATAGGCTACCCCCTATCCTGGGGCCACTGCTCCCAATGGAATGTGACTTTGTTGGCAGCGGCCCACTCACAGAGCAAGGGCACCTCTGCGAAGCCCCAGAAGCCACCACGCTTCCAGTAATCAGCATAGGACAGGGGCCAGATGCCAAGCGGTGCCTCGCGGTCCACCTCGAGCGTGACAACTTCCTTCAGAAACTTCTCCTGATCCTCTTTTGTAGCCAGCTTCTTGGGCGAGCGCCACACATCATCAAAGGCAACCAGGGAGCCCTTGGGCAACTGCGGGATGCGGTCCAAGACATATTGGTGATCGCTGTGGATGTCCACAAAGAGCAGGACGCGATCATTCTCGGTCCAGAACTGCTCGAAGGGGACATCATGTACCCACTGCTGGTGCAGCGTCAGCCGCTCCTTGTCCAAGGGCAAGACCCTGGCGCTGTTGTCAAGCTGGGTGAAGCCCGTGTCGATACAGTGAATCGGCACCCCCTCGGGCACAGTGTCCAGCCACAGCCGGGTGCTCAGGCCATAGGATGTGCCAAGCTCGATGACAACCGCCGGTTCGACCATCTGCACCAGCTTGCTGAGAGTCTTCAGGTTACCGATGGTCTGGTCTGCGAAGTACTTCCGCCCACTCAAGTCCGAGATGGCCGTGATCCAGCCTGCATATCTGTCTTGCTCTGCTACCTCGACCCTGACCCCTTTCTCCTGACCAGGCACAAACGAATGGGCGTTTGCGTCCTTCTTTTTTACTGCTTCCGTTTTCTTAGGCATTGTTCCTCCCCGTATAGAATACATCAGTAGCGGTAACTTGCTCTCTGTCTTTGTAGCCCCACGAAGCCAGGAGTGCATCAATCTCGCTGGGATGATAGCCGTAGTGCTCAGTGTGAGGCGGCCACCACTCCAGCAGGATACCTGGCATGAACTTGCGGATCGTGTGCTCTCCACCCTTTATCACATCTAGCTCCATCCCCTCGACATCAATCTTGATAAGATCCAGCGCCGGCAGATCACCCACCACGTTGTCCAATGTGTCTATGTCTACATCAATGACAATCTCGTCTGTGCGGTCAGTGAAACCCTGATCGATCCGGGCCAGACCGGTCTGAGCGGGTAGGACGTGAAGATACGCCTTCCTGCGCGGGCCGGCACCGAGGGCCATGACATGCACTACTACCTCGGACTGTTGGCCGAGCTCAGGGTTGAGACCAAGGCTGTCTGCCAGAATCCCGGCCATTGTGGGATTGGGCTCAAAGGCGATGCAATGACTGCCAGGCACGTGCACCGACAGCAGGGTGAAGATGCC